CGAGACATCGCGTCTGACTACGATAAATACACCGACTATCCTACCGAGTGGGCTTGCAGTTTACTACAAGTTCTACCTGGAAACGAAAGTCTTTTGTACTTATACGGTTGGTCTACGCGGTGACATCACCGGACCCGCTGGGTCCGTTGAACGTCTGAAGGGAAGTTTAGGCTTTACGGCCGAGAACTTCGTTCCGACGCTATGGGAAGTGCTTCCGTGGAGTTTCCTCATTGATTACTTTACCAATGTTGGAGACATCATAGAAGCAGCCTCGTTCAGCTCAAATAATGTTAAATGGTTGACCAAAAGTACCGGAACCGTTACCTCTGCCACGCAAACGTGGGAGCAGGTATCGGCTAAGGAGTTTTTGGCATCCATCGGCATTACCGAGTTGAGCATCTCAGGAGGGAGCTTAGGCAGCTCCACAGTAGTCAGGACAACCTTTGAGCGCACAATACCCCAAAGTTTTGGTGTGCCGACGTTTGAGCTTAGTACTCCTACTAAGCTCGGTCAGCAACTCAATATTTTGGCATTGTTAGCGCAAAGAGGCCGTCGGTTCGCGAGTTGATATCCGCAGAACCACAAGATCGTGCTATTTCGCACTAAACCGTCAAGCCTATAAGCTGAGGTCCGTTATCATGTTTCGCATTACGAAAAAACACTTCTCTCTGTTACGCATTGCCACCGATGTCGTAGATCATGCCGATTTCTTGCAAAAAGGGGATTTATTTCCACTTGAGCGTGAAATTGTCAGACGCTACGGCTTGTTGACACGCGATATCGAGAGTTGGGTGCAATTTGGAGGCGAATATTGGGAACACTCTGCGCATGCGCAGTATGTTCTCTTGATGTCGGACCTCAGGAAGTTTTCACGCCGAGAGGCGGCGAAAGCTTCGAAATCGGCGAAAGCCGATTCCGTTGCAAGGACGCAACTTCCCTCCTGGGAATTGTTGCCTTACAAATTTATAGACGTTGACTTTTCGAGGTAATTTAAATGAGCTTTGCTCCTTCCTCCCCCGTAACCGGGGGCGCCCAAACCGGTTTGACTAGTCCGACATACACGATCGCGGCAGATAATGCCCCGGACGTGAATGCTAAACAGTACTACGTCTCCGCGCTTGGAGGCACGCAGACCGGTGTGCTTGCACATTCGGTCGCTGCTCCTTTCACCTCGGCGATGTTCAGGCCCAAGGTATTCAAATACCTTGCTCCCCTGAACCCCGTCACTGGTGTGCTGCGAGGTGTTCCTCTGAACGCCTACAAGGTGATCACCCGAAAGGGCGTACTCCCCCTGGCTGGCCAGAGTTTCAAGAATGTCGTCATTACGACGGACCTTGGAATTCCGGCTGGCTCGGACGTCGCAGATCCCCTTAGTGTCAAGGCCGCCATCAGTCTCCACATTGGTTTGCTTACGCAAATCAGTGCAGGGATTGGTGATACGGCCGTGAACGGGGTGTTGTAATTGGGCTTCGGCCCAATTGCTCCAAACCGTTCTAGCACTAGAGCGATGCTACGATGCGTGATTACGCTCGTGTCTGGTCTCACCTCCTTTGGGACCTCGAGCCTTGGCTTAAGCCGACGGAACTTCGTCATCTTAGTGATGATACTGTTAAGTCTGCTATGGCCGGTGCTCTTGCTGACAGCTTCTATAAGAAGTTGTGCCCTTTGGGTAACTCGGAGATCGCGGACGAAGCTGCCTTAAAGAAATTTAAGGACATCAACGGCCGCATCTCTTCGGAACCCTTTGGGTTTTCCGCAAACGACGAAGCCGAATCATGCTTTTGGGATTATTTCATCAATAACTTCAATCGCACGTTAGGTTTCGACGTAGGTGACTCTAATTATGATCTCGAATTTATTCGAGAAAATATGTCGGTTGGTCCTGGCGCTGCCCAAAAGGCGGATGCTAGTACCATGATGAGTAAGCTCTTTGAGGGCCCAATCTCATATACCGACGAGAGTCTTATCCCGCTGTATCGCAGCGCATTGGCTGAAACGGGGTTGTGGGCTGAAGCAGAAATGCTCCGGTCTTCTAAGTTCCCTTTCGTCAAGGTTAAAGGTGGAAAACTGTTCTTTGCGCCAAAGAACGCTGACATTTCGCGAACGTGCTGCACGGAGGCTAATTTGAATATGCTTATTCAAAAGTCTCTCGGAGCGTTCATGGAATATCGTTTGGAAAAGCATTTCAGGGTTTCCCTGAAAACTCAACCAGACAATAACCGTGAACTAGCTCGTATTGGTTCGATTGACGGGTCCTTTGGGACCATAGATCTAACCAGTGCGAGTGATAGCATTTCTTGGCAACTGATGCTTCGGGTCTTAGAGGATGGCTTTACAAAAGCTATTCTCAAACGCTCTCGGAGTGAAAGCGCCGTCCTTCCAGACGGTAGCGAAGTTGTCTTGAACATGATTAGTACGATGGGGAACGGTTTTACCTTTCCTCTTCAGACCGTCATATTCGCGTGTACGGTAAGGTCTGTGTATCAGTTGATGGGTTTCCCATCGACATGTCCTCGGACTCAGTTTGGTGTGTTTGGGGACGACATA